ATCTATTCACCTTTAGATACAATGGTACTAAGTGGTTAGAAGTAGGCAGGAATCTAAATTTAGTATTGAGTTAATATGAGTTTATTAGCAGTAGCAGGAGCAAATTCAGCAGTAGCAGGTGGCTACGATATTGATAACTCTTTGAAGTTTGAGGAAGATAATCTTGAGCTACTTTATAAAACTTTTTCAGGCGAAGGTACTGGAGCAGGTAGAACATTTACCATTTCTACATGGTGCAAAAGAACTGAACTTGGTGGTATTGATATAATTTTTGGTTTCGGTAGAGATACAAATGATTATGGAGATGGTGGTTTTAGAATAAATAGCGACCAGATTCAGCTTGTTAGTTTTCCTTATTCAGGTGGTGTAAATTCGTATAATATAAGAAGCACACAAGTATTAAGAGATACTTCTGCTTGGTATCATCTTATAGCAGCAGTAGATACTACACAGGCTACTACTTCAGATAGAGTAAGATTATATGTAAACGGAACAGAGATTACAGATTTTACGACATCAGATTATCCTGCACAAAACTTTCAGTGGAAAGTTGGAAGAGCTGAAGAACATATGATTGGTAATAGACCAGACGCTTCTGCAACTGAAGGAGCAGGTTTTTCTACTCAAAATTTTAGTGGTTACATGGCTGAGTTTTATTTTGTAGATGGTCAATCTCTAGCACCTACAGACTTCGGAGAGTTTGACGAAGATACAGGAATTTGGAAACCTAAAGCCTATACAGGCTCTTATGGCACTAACGGATTTTATTTAGACTTTGAAAACTCTGCAAGTTTAGGAGCGGATGGAAGCGGTAATGGTAATAACTTTACCCTAAACAACATCACATCCGCAGACCAAGCAACCGATACGCCTACTAATAATTTTGCAACGCTTAATCCTTTACTAGCCATTGATACTGCTTGGACTTATACAGATGGAGCAACAAGTGGTTATGATGCAGGTGGAGATTCCTTTGCTGAAGGAACTATAGGTTTTACAAATGGCAAATGGTATTACGAGATAGTTCAACCTGCTGAAAGTGGAAATCCAAGTGCAAATATGATGATGGGTTATGGAAGACCAAATCTTTGGGGTACAACTTCCAACGTAGGTGGAGATACTTATAGCTTTGCATACAATCGTACAGGGGTTGTTTTTTATAATGGTACTACTACAAGTGGATGGAGTGCTTATTCTAAAGATGATGTAGTTATGGTTGCGATAGATACAACTAATGGATTTGCTTACTTTGGAGTTAATGGTACTTGGGGAAATGGTGGCGTTCCAACAAGCGGAGCATCAGGAACTGGTGCTTTTGATTATGATAGTTTAGTAACTAATATATCTGTTGGAGATTTATTAATTCCTGCTCTAGCAGCAGGTAATGCAGGTAATATTATAGAAGTCAACTTTGGTGGCTTTACTGAGTTTCCAATAGCATCAGGCAATACAGACGAGAATGGCTACGGAAACTTTGAATATGCACCACCTTCAGGCTACTACGCCTTATGCAGTAAAAACTTAGCGGAGTTCGGATAATATGGCTTATACAACAATAGACGACCCATCAGCACATTTTCAGACTGCTACTTATACTGGTACAGGCTCTACACAATCTATTACAAATGATGGTAATAGTGATTTACAACCTGATTGGTTATGGATAAAAGCTAGAAGCACAGGAACTAGTCATTTATTAAATGATTCAAGTCGTGGGGTTACTGAATATCTTTTTTCTAATTTAACTAATGCGGAAACAACAAGCTCTGTTGATGTTACTTCTTTTAATTCAGATGGTTTCAGTTTATCAACTGGTGCATCTGTTAATGGTAGCGGTCAAACTTTTGCAGCTTGGCAATGGAAAGCCAATGGTGGAACGACTAGCTCTAATACAGATGGAACGCTAACCTCTACAGTACAAGCAAATACCGATGCAGGTTTTAGTATTGTTACTTACTCAAATCCAGCTACAGGAAATAAAACTGTAGGACATGGATTAGGTGTGCAACCTGAAGTAATTATATTTAAAAATACAGTAGATGTTGTTGATTGGCATGTTGCGAGTAAATATCTAACAAACTACAGAACTTATGGGATGCAGCTTAATTCAGACAATTCACAAGCAATTTATTCAAATGCAATGAATAGTACCGAGCCTACCTCTTCCGTATTTAGTATAGGTGGTATATCAAGAACTGGTGATAATGGAAACGAGGTTGTAGCTTACTGCTTCGCATCTAAACAGGGCTACAGTAAAATCGGCAAATATGTGGGAAACGGAAGCACAACTAATGGAGCATTTGTTTATACAGGATTTAAACCTGCTTTTGTTATGATTAAAGCTATTAATGCTACAAAAAATTGGGTTATGTTAGATAATAAAAGACTTGGATATAATGGTGGTATGTATTATCTTTACGCTAATACATCAGGAGCAGAAGGAGAAACACCAAGTTCAGGCGGACATATAGACCTTTTAAGCAACGGATTTAAAATTTATGATAACTGGACATTAACAAATCAAAATGGTGTAGATTATCTATACATGGCATTTGCAGAAAATCCATTTGTAACATCAACAGGCATACCAACAACAGCAAGATAATATATAATAGGAATTAATTATGTGGGCATTAGTAGAAAACAATCAGGTAGTAAAAGTCTTTACAAGACCTAAAGCTATTACTATTGGAGAGAACCAATATCCAAGCAATATAATGCAGGTTTGGTCTAATGACGAACTAGAAGCTATAGGCATCTATGCAGTACATTCAGATTACTCCAATGTAAAAGATAAAGCATATTACATTAATGGTGCTGAATCTTTTGTCTTTGAGGATGGTCAAGTCAATCACAGCTTTGCAGAAGCTACACCAAAAGAAATAGACGATGTAACTGACGAAGATGGTAATGTTACTTTAGGTCTTAAATCTCAACATAAAGAAATAATCAATCAACAAGCAGGCGGTTTATTACAACCTACTGACTGGTATGTCATCAGAGAATCAGAAGGCGGTTCAGCTTGTCCAGATAACATAGCATCTTGGAGAACTAGCGTAAGAACCAAGTCTAATGAGATGTGTGCCATGATTGATGGTGCTGCTGATGTCGATGCTCTTGCAGCTTTATACGAATACGACATTGAAACACATACAAGACCGCTTGGTGAGTTTCCAGTCTTAGGAAGCTAACATGGCAAATACGAAAGTACCAAGTGAATTAATAGCAGATAACTCTGTTGGCATAACTCAGCTTAATGTATCTGATGGAACTAATGGTCAGGTACTTACCACTAATGGTTCTGGTACTTTATCTTTTTCTACCATTTCAGGTTATACGGATAGTGATGTAGAAACCTATCTAAACACCTCTGCTATCTATACTGATGCTACCAATGATAGATTGGGTATTGGTACGAGTTCGCCTTCTGGAAACCTCCATGTAGACGGCGGAGAGGTATTCTTTACCTCCACAGGTAACTCAAAACTTCAAATTAAGGCAGGTAACACGTCGTCGTCGTTTATTGAGTTTGGCGATTCAGATGATGGAAATGTAGGTCGATTGCTTTATTCACATTCTGACAACAGTATGCAATTTACTGTTAACGCAGCAGAACGCATGCGTATCGACTCATCAGGCAATGTTGGAATAGGAGCAACATCTCTACTATCATCTGGTGGTGCAGATGCAACAACCTTCACTGTAAAAGCTACTCAGTATCCTCAAATATTTATGATTGCATCAAATGCTGCTGCTAATAGTACAACTTATAGACAAATTGTACGACATACGCGTGAGTATCAAATTCAAGCCATGAACGATGCAGGAAGTGGCGAACAAACTGCTTATGAAATCAATCGAGCAAGTGGTTCTAGTTCAATTGACTCCCAAAAATGGTTTGTTGGAACTTCAGAAGCCATGAGGATTGATAGTTCAGGGAATTTAAGAGTTGGCTTATCAAATTCTACACCTGCTAATAATACAGAAGCAGGATTTTTAGCAGGTTCAGCAAGTGGCTATGCTTCATGTTTTATACAGATACCAAATAATGCAGTTAATGGTTACGGCATACTTGGATTTTATGCAGGTAGCACACTACTAGGTAATATTACTAAAACAGGTTCAAATAGCTGTGCTTACAATACTTCATCAGACTACAGACTAAAAGAAAATGTTAATTATGACTTTAATGCTCTTGATAGAGTTGCACAATTAAAACCTGCTAGATTTAATTTTATAGCCGATGCAGATAAAACAGTAGATGGCTTCTTAGCACACGAAGTACAAGACATAGTTCCTGAAGCTATTACAGGTGTTAAAGATGAAATGCAGGAAGAAGAATACGAAGTAACTCCTGCTGTTCTAGACGAAGATGGAAACGTAGTAACTGAAGCAGTTATGGGTACTAGAGAAGTTCCTAAGTATCAAGGCATAGACCAATCTAAACTTGTACCGCTTCTTACCAAAGCCATCCAAGAACAACAAACCATCATTGATGACCTCAAAGCAAGAATAGAAACATTAGAAAACTCATAAAAAAATAATATATAATTAAGTAAAACTTTTAGGAGAAAAACATGGAGAAAAAAGATAATAACAACATGAACGAAGATTCAATAATCATCACTTTAGACGATAAGCAATTTAGAGCTTCTGAACTTAACGATGACCAGAAAGTTCTTGCTGCTGAGTTACATGGTATCGCTGATGAAATGCGACAACTGGAAGCTAGGTTTAACAAGCTCAACAGAGATAAAAACTATCGCATCTTGGATTTTCAAAACAGCTTAGAACAACCTGAAGAGGAGAAATAAATGTTTGAAGTATTAACTATCGCAAATTCAATTTTCATTATTATGCTTTCTTGGATGCATAAAGATCTTATCGAAAAGGTATTTAAAAAATAATGCCTGCTCGTGTTACTGCATCTGATGTTAATTTGGAACTCCAGAAACATGAGGTGCAATGTAGTGAAAGATGGTCACAAAACTGGAACAGGATGAAAAAGATTGAATCCAGTATCGAAAATCTAGAATCTAAACTTGATACTCAATTTGAAAGACTGGATAAAAAAATAACTTATATGATAGTCACTGGATTCTTTTTAATTCTTGGTACATTAGTAGCAGCAGTATTTGCATAAATCACAATGGCTAAACCAAAAAAGTCAGTAGCCAAGACTCACGATTACCAGAGAGCCAAAACTAAACGAACCTCTATTGGCTCTTCACCAAATACCTATCCCAAAAACAAAAACAAAAAAGCTCAGTTCAAAAAGTATAGAGGTCAGGGAAGATGATTGATAAATTCATAGAGCCAGTCAGCAAGATTTTAGATAAGTTTGTTGCTGATAAAGATTTAAAAGCTAAGTTGCAACACGAATTGAATACAGAATTACACAAAGCAAACATGGCTCAGATTGAGCTTAACAAAGTTGAAGCAGGACACAGATCAATCTTTGTTGCAGGATGGAGACCATTTCTAGGGTGGGCATTATCTTTTGCTATGGCATGGCATTATGTCTTAGCTCCACTAATTCTTTTTATTGCAGCTTTCTTTGGCAAGACATTACCAACATTACCTCAGTTTGATATGGCAAGTCTTATGACAGTGCTAATGGGTATGCTTGGACTTGGTGGACTAAGAACTTATGAGAAGGCAAAAGGTTTAACCAAATAATGTATTTAGCTATGAATGAAAATAAGATAGACTACGCTACTCTCAAAAAAGAGATCATTGAAAAAGAAGGCATGGTGCTTCACTGCTATGATGACCCTTTAGGAAAGAAAACTATCGGGGTGGGTAGACTAATAACTGAAGATGGGGGAATCACAGAAGAAGAAGCACTATATCTTCTTGATAATGACATCAAGAAAATAGAACAGTTCTTAGATGAAAGGTGGGCAATCTGGAGAGACCTACCTCTTGATGCTCAATACGTAACTTTTGATCTTTGCTTTAATGTCGGACTAAACGGATTCATGGCATTTAGAAAGACCAGAGCTTACATGGAACTAGGCGAATGGGATAAAGCAGCAGAAGAGCTGTTGAACTCAAAGTATCATGAGCAGCTTCCAAGACGAAGCATGATCAATTCTGAAAGATTAAGGAAGTGTGCTGATAGCTCATAAGTGTCATGGCTCTGCATCATACTCACCACATAGGTAATGCAGGAGAGTTTTTAGCTGCAAGCATCATTGCCCAAGTTGCAGACCAAGTATTCATAACCAGTCAAGGCATCGCAGATATAGTTTTTGAATACGATTATCAATTCTATAGATGCCAAGTCAAAACCAAATCACAACACGAAATCCATCGCATCAATTGGCGATTTGATCTGAGACGTAGCAAAGCAAAAGACAGACAATATCCAGAGAACACCATAGATCTGTATGCTCTGGTTTCTTTAGAGCTGCGGAACGTAGTCTTTATCAGAGATCACACTGACAAGCAGATCACCATTAAAGATGAGCATATGAAGCACAATGATGCGGTCAAAAATCTCTTAGATGTCCTAGAAAAATAATTTAAATAAATTGTTTACTTATATACTTATTAATGTGTATAATACCCTTATGTTAATCAATAAGGGAAAAAAGATGACACAAAAACACAGAGCAAAAAAACTAGCGATAGGCAAATACCTTTACAGAGGTTATCAAATCGTCAGAGCATCAGATTATTATGATTCAGATTATGTTCATTGGAATATAGGTAATTGGGAAAAATGCCCTCTAACTGGTACTGAGGGATGGTCTTACAATGATTCAGCCAATACATTATCTGATGCTAAGTGGCTGATTGATAGTTGCGAAGATAGGAAGGTAGTGTAATGAATAATTTCGGTTCAACAAAAAGAGAATATTTTTATATAGCTTCTGGTGAGCTTAACAAAATGTATGTGCTTAGATACTTTTGCCATGAAGAATGGTTTGCTTATGACAACAGTGGTGAGAATCAAACAGATCACCACGTCAGAAATCTTTCTATTGATTGGAAAAAAGCTGTAGCTAAAGCTAATGAATACGTTAAGAGAGCTAATGCTAATCGTGGAAAAAAGATTAGATTACTAGGTGAGCCAGTGGTGCTTGATAAGATTGTTCGCAGAGATAAAGAAGTTATTGCTCAAGAGAAAGAAGCTGAAAGATTGGCTCAAGAAGAAAGAGCAAATAATATTCGCCTTCAAAACGAATATTGGGATGCCATAAGAGCTGAAAGAAACAACAATTTTATTATGACTTGTTGGGCAAATCACATGGCTAGAGAGTGCAAAAGATTTGATGCTTTACAAACTGAGCCACTAGACACTGAGAATAGAATAACTATGAAAGGTACTGTTAAAGCTATTAAACAATATCCTGATAACTATTCTTACTATAACGATTACATCTACAAAGCAATCATCGAGCTTGACGGCGGTCAAACAGTTTTTGGCTCTGTTCCAAGCTATGAGGTAACAAAATCTTATGATTATGACGGAGAGCAGATTACTAAGAAGTGGAAGCAGGGAGTAGACATTGGCGACAATGTAATGTTCGATGCAAAACTTGAGAAACCAGATAACTTTGATGGAACTTTTTATTACTACAAAAGACCAACTAAAGTTCAATTACTCAATCAAGTTAAGGAATGTGCCTAATGAAATCAATCAGATTACTCAAGTGGGGTGGTGGCTATGTCACCATCCCTACAGAAAGCATCAGAGGTATTATCAACAGCTACGAAGGTACTTTGATCTACACCACTGACAATGTGTACAAGGTCACTGCTTCTAAAGAAGAGATTGAAGAACGTTTAGTAAGGAGAGCATCGTGAATAAACCAGATATCAATATGAACCAACAACCAATAGACAGGATAGTGCAACTTTTAAATCTAGGTTTCTCTGAAAAAGATGTTTACCTAGATATGTTAAAGCATTGTTCTCTATCGCTAGATACAGAATTAAAAAAAGAATCAATGAGATATTTGATTACACAAACAAACAAGATGAATGTGTTTGCAACAGGAGAGCATCATGAACACATCTAACCACAAACTATATTTCACCTCTAGCAAAGGTGTAGTGCAATGGGATTGGAAGGGTGAGAACTTACCTAGTGACAATCCTAGTCCTAAGTACAAGGCATACAACCATCAGTGGTACGTGCCTAAGAAATCAGAATTCACAATCATTAGTGACTTGCCTGCAACAGATAAGCAGCAAGTCAAAGATGAACTGTGGGCATCTCTGGAAGCTGAGATTGATTACATGAAGGCTATCAGGAAAATCCACTTAACTAACCATAAAAACAATAAGGGGGTTTAACATGGTTAATTTTATATTAGGAATAATTGCAACTTTGGTTGTACAAAAGCTGTACCAAGCATACAAAATTAGACGTAGGCATTATCTTGCTTGGAGATATGTGCCACATCAATACAGGATAAAAGGATGATAGATGATCAAGTAGTAGCGGTGCTTACTCTCTTGTTATTCATTGGCACAATATTTTTTATGGTGCAGAAATAATGGGCGAGAAAGAAGGTAAGTTAACTAGAGACGATAGAGCAAGTGCAAGTGGTTATTCTCAACTTAAAGGCAATAGTCCTTATGGTACACGACAGGAATATTTACATAGAGCCATTAGGGCTAGCGAAGGAGAGAACGTGAGAGAGGAAATAGATAATGATTCAGTTAATATAGGTCATTTCATGGAAGGTCATATCATTCGCTATGCATGTGAGAAGCTAAATCTCAGGGATGTGAAAACGGAGTTTGGTCAGAAGTTTGAGCATCCCTTCTTCCCTGTTGAATGTTCTTTAGATGGAACTGCAATCGCAGATGATCTGACGTATGTAGAGAATCCAGATAAAGGAGTTTACATTCCAGAAGGTGATGAAATTCACTTAGATGGCATGGGTGTTATTGAGTGCAAGCTGACAAAAGCATATCCACCGCAAGACGGTAAACCTGCTATTTGGAGAGGATGGGAGCAACTCAAGACTCAGGTCGAATGTGTTGGGTGCAACTGGGGTGTCTTAGTTGTCTTTTATCATATTCAACCTGTGATGCATTGTTACTTCTATCAAAGAGACCCTGCTTTTGAAGCAGAGCTGAAAGAAGTTGTAGAAGACTTTCAATACAGAGTCGATACCAAGACTTACTATGACCCTGTAACCTCTGATGATGCATGGTTGAAGTATCAGAAAGTTATTCCAGATGAGGTGGCAGAATTGCCTGCTACAGCGATTAATTTATTGGCTCAGATAGAAAGACTAGATGAGAACATAAAAGCATCGCAGGAAGCACGAGATGCTCTGCAGGCTACGGTCATGGATATGATGGGTAATGCAGAGAAAGCTGTTGCAGGTGAGTACGAGATCTCATGGGGCAACATTAGGTACAAGGCACAACCTGAGAAGTTAGTGGAAGCTAAACCAGAAAGGATTGTGAGACGTAAGAATATTAAGTTTAGAAGGGTAGCAACGTAGGAGATATGTATATCTTGAAGGAGAGTTTTGTTGCTACCCAAATTTTATTATATACTCAGTAAAGGAGAGTTTTATGGATACTGAAAAAGAAAATCAAAATAAACAAGTTGACAACAAGGATTTGAGGGCAGTCTGGATTGAACCAGATGTCCATGATCTTTTGTGGCAATACAAAGTTAAGAATCGTAAGAAGTCTATCGGTGAAGTTGCAGGGCATTTCATCAAGCTAGGTATTTGCAATGAGGAACTTGGGAAATGAGTGAGTACACAGACGAAGTGGCAAGACAAAGACTCAAGATAAGAGTTGAGAAATGGCGAAAAGGTGTTAAGAGCATTTACGCTGAAGCAACTCCTGATGGTTCTATGATGTCAGTTACTTATAACGATGATTCCGTTAAAAGAATAAATGAAGATGGTACTGAGAGTTACACAACTTCACCACATGATGAAGATAGATTGGTTATGATGTTTGCAGAAGGAGAATCAACGCTGTGGTAAATAGTAGAAATAAGGGTGCTGCATTTGAACGTAAGATTGTTTTAGCACTTAACATAAAACTCAAAGAATTAGGTTTTGAAGACAGAGTTAAGAGGAATCTATCACAGTATCAAACAAAAGGCGAAGCTGACATTTACCTGCGGAACTTAGCAATTGAATGCAAGTGCTATGCAGGAGACCCAATCAACTTTGCTAAAGGCTCTTGGTGGTCACAAGTTTGTGAAGCAGCAGGAAACAGTCATACTCCAGTGCTTGTCTATAAGTACAATACTGGTCGTATTAAATATGTCATACCTGCTCATGCCATCTGTCCAGATGACAAGATGCCTAAAAATAACAACACGGTAATGTTTGGAGATTTTGATGACTTTCTCGAGTCTCTTAATGTTATATTACAGGCATGTACATAATGTATGACAATGCTTTTGAATTGTTTTGCCAACAGCGATATCAAAATTACTGTTTGGCTTGCGATATCATGGGAATTACTGAAATCGGTACGTACCATGATTGGAGAAACTCTAACATCGAATGGTTAGAGGATTTATATTTACAAAGTGAAGATCGTTTGCTTCACTAATCACTTAATAGGAGATATGTATGAGTGAAGATTTTTTCAGCAATGAAAGCAGCTCTGATGGCGGTTCTTTAAGATTCTTAAAGTATCTGGTCAAAGAGAAAATGTGGATGGTAGGAGAAGATTCTGTTGATCTTTCTTACGTTCAAGTTGATGTAGAAACTATGAAAACAGGTATCGGTAGATACTCAGGCGGTTATGAGTTTGAGTGGTCACCTGTATTTGGTTCTAGGTTATACAAAGACGGATGGTCTGATGCTGTTAGTGTTTGGCTAATGATTCATGGTGAAGATAAACCAGTATTGTTAGAGACTATGGCAGGACATCAGGTGAGAGCATTTAAGAGCATGTATGAGCAGATCAGAAATGATTTTAGGGATAACCTTCCCAATCTACCTGTCTTCTCTTATAAAGGCTCAGAGACGTTTAAAACCAAAAGCGGTTATGACAGTGCATCACACACATTTAAGCTAGAAGGCTACAAACCAAGAAAAGACGGTTTTGTTGTGCCAGAATGGTTTAAAGAAGAAGCAGCAGTTGATGCTGAGGTAACGAAGACAGAGGAACTTAAATCAGAAGACATTCCATTCTGATGACTAACGAGGACTGGGCATCAATAGCTAGACCTGTTGCCTTAGAAGTATTAGGCGAGCCTACATCCGAATCATCTTCTGAGATGAGATGGAATAAAAAGGGCAGCATGTGCTTGAATAAGGACACAGGTCAGTTCTATGATTTTGAAAATCGTGAAGGTGGCGGTACTCATTGGTTTCTTAATAAGTTTGACGTAGATGTGAAAGAAACGTTAGATAGATTTGGTTTTAGTGATGTGGGAGAAAATTTAGGCACTACTTATTTTTTCCCTTCTCAAAAGGTGTCTAAACCTTCCGCATCACTATCCTCAGAAGAGCTGAGAAAGCTCTGGACTGAAGCGGTAGTTAAGATCAAGTATGCAGACAATTTTATTGTCCTCAGATTCCCTGAAGGGCATAAAAGAAGTTATCAAAAATATTGTCCATTTAGTAAACAAGAGAATGACCAATGGCTCATGAAGAGACCATCTGGAAAATTGCCTTTATATCTAACACCTAACAGAGATGCGACACTACCTGTCGTATTGGTCGAAGGTGAGAAAGCAGCAATCGCTGCAGAGAAGATATATGAAGGGCAAGTAGCTTGTCATCATGGTGGTGTTAGCGGATGGAGCAAAACAGATTGGTCACCGTTGTTTGGTAGAGATGTATTTATTTTTCCAGATAATGATGATGCAGGTTTTGGATTTGCTAACGATATTGGTACTTATCTAGAGACACATAAATGCAATGTTTGGAAAGCTAAACCACCTGTTGAATTAAATGAGAAAGAAGATCTGCATGAAGCATTAGAAAAAGGCATCTTTAGCAGTTCTGATGTGTTTGTGAATTATGTCAAAAGCAATCCATTGCAAAGACCTAAAGGAACTTTCTATTTAGAACGTGCTGATAAGCTAATGTCAGAAGTAGACCATCCTGAATGGTTAATCAAGAATGTGGTTGAGAGATCAAGTCTCTTGGGCATATTTGGTAAACCTAAAGATGGTAAGTCTTTTGTGGCTATCGCAATGGCAGCATCTATTGCTAAAGGCTCTAATTATTACGGTTATGAGACAACTCAAGCACCAGTAGTTCTGTTAGCAGGTGAGGGTCTCAGAGGAGTTAAGCGTAGACTTGCTGTATATTCGCAAGAAATGCATGATCTAAGCGGTTGTCCTTTATTCTTGTCTAACAGAGGAACAAGAGTTCTGGATGATGATGAGTTTGAGAAACTAAAGCAAGAGCTAGACTTGATTGAAGCAAAACAAGGCTCAATCGGATGTATTATTTTCGACACCTTAAACAGAAACTTCGGTAGTGGCTCAGAGAACTCCACAGAGGACATGACTTTGTTTATCAGTAGGTTAGATAGCCTTATTCATAAATACAACGCTGCGGTGATCGTAGTGCATCATACAGGACATAATAACTTTGGCAGACAAAGAGGGTCATCTGTTCTTGGTGCATCTATGGACTATGAGTTTAAGGTCACGAGAGAAGATAGCGGTGGTGATATGTTTGTAACTGTTGAGCAGACCCTTAATAAAGATGGTATGGGCATGGCTACTATGGACTTTAAGTTTGTGGAAGCTCAGATAAATGGTTTTGACGGATTAACATCTGGATATTTGGAACTTACGGAAGATAAACCTGAAATCAAGAAGTCTATGAATGCAGCTCATGCAATGATAGATAAAGCACTTACTAATCTTGCGACACTTAAGGTCGTAGCAGATGGTGGTGCTTCAGAGGATTACTGGTTTAAGCCAAGTGATCTAACAGGCAAGGTTAGCAAGGTTAGAGGTGAAGGCATTATGTCTGATGGCAATATTAGGACTTATTTAAGCAAAATGAAGGAGTCTGATGATATATGTCATGACCCTAAAACTGACACTTATCAATCCATTCAATACAAAAGAAAGGTCGATTTTGATGAAATTAACTAATAATTTACTGCATAAAACTGCATATAAACTGCATAAAACTGCATATAAATTATCAATTTTTCCGCATATTTCTGCATATATACCCTTAGGGTATATGCAGTATGCGGTAAATAATGGGCAGTAAACTTTATGCGGAAGAAAAATACAATATTAGAAAAGAAAGAATTTAGTCCTCATGTTCTGAGACTGATAAAAGAGTACAAACAACAGGAGATTAATCTTCTGAATCTATGGGGCAGTGAAGCAAGAGTTCTATCGCTTGTGTCTAACGAATTACGTCTTAAATTTAAAAAGGCACGTGATTTATACGGAGATGCCTATAACTCAAAAGACGATGCCAAGATGCTTGAAATGATCAATATGATGAAACGTGCTTTTGATGTTTTGATTAAAGATCTAAGAGATCAGGGCTATCGAGAAGTAGAAGCTGATATCAGATGCTTTGATTGGGATGGTGATCTCTGGTATGTAACAGATATGGATTATCAATTACCAAGAGCAAGAGCAACAACTGGAGACCCTAATGGAAATTACATTAGCATTCAGGAACTATTGCGAGCTGTACCAAAAGAGATGATGGATATGAGACTGTTGTTAGCAAAACAATTTGAAGGCAGTAGCTTTCAGTATGTGAAGACAATCAAGGATAATAATGGATAGTTTTGACAGAGACCTTTATGCAGGACAAAGCGTAGAGGATATGTTGTTAGAAAAACTGAGAAAGAAGTATCCCCAAGCTGAAAGATTTGAGGGCAAGTGTAAACCATTCGATATTTATATTCCTGAAACAAACATTTATCTAGAAGTTAAGTCAGATCAAAAGAGTCAGCATACAGGCAACATCGTTATCGAAGTTGAGATGTTTGGTAAACCATCTGGACTCAATGCAACTAAGTCTGATTACTGGGTCATCTATACAGGACAAGAGTGGTTATGGTTAAGACCACAAAGAATCTGGGAATGTGTATCAGTCAATATGCTTAAACCAGTACAGTTTATTGGGAAGGGAGATAGTACCGCTAAGACAGCATACTTAGTTCCTTTAGATTTATTGCAACAATACAAGGAGAAGAAATGACAGGTAAAGGAGACAGACCTAGAAAGATTAAAGATCGAAAAAGGTTTGATGATAACTGGGATAAAATATTTGGTAACAAGAAAGACAAATCTAAGAAGGAGAAGAAATGAAGAAAGACATGGTTAATCATCCACCGCACTACAACAATGGTGGCATTGAATGTATTGATTACATAAAGCAACAGTTAGGCTCAGGCTTTAAAAATTATCTGATTGGTTCTATCATTAAGTATATTCACAGACATGAATATAAAGACCAGAACATTCAGGATTTACAAAAGGCTAGATGGTATCTGGATAAGCTGATAGAACATTATGAGAACTTATGAAACAAAAGAAGACTATTGATTTAGATTATAAATGGCTCAAGAAACAAATTGACTCAGGCAAGTCGTCACATGATGTGGCTAACAGTTTGGATATTAGCAAGAGTAGTGTGCTTAGATATGCAGATGAGTTTGGTCTTAAGTTCAAAGGTAAGTCTCATTGGAGAAAGATATGACAATGCAGATTAACGTTAAGGCTAACACCAAAGAGGTTGCTAGGAAGCTCAGTCTATTTCAAAAGAAACATCTACCAAACATAGTATCTGATGCATTGAATGAGGTAGGCACAGATGCAGTCAATGCATTAAGAAGTCAGTTCGCCAAGAAGTTAGACAGACCTAAACCAGACACTGTTAAATCACCAATACTCTTTAAAGCAAAACCTAAAGACCTATCTGCATTGGTATTCATTAAAGATAGGTGGAATAAAGGTAAAGCACCTGCTGAATATCTTGAGCCAATGCTAGAGGGCAGCACACGTCTACCAGAGAAGAACTTTGTTGTAACACCTAGAGACGTAACCAAGACTAAGAAGTTTGGTAACATCACAGCAGCACAGCGATTGAAATACTTTGAAGATAAAGAGAAGTATTTTGTTGGTGTGCCTAAAGGATATCCTCAAGCTAAGTACGGTGTCTGGGAGAGATACGGAAGAGGTTCAAAAGGTGATACCAGTGGCTACAGAATTAGGAAGGTAGTCAACCTAGCCAAGTCACAACGCTTTGCCAAACGCTTTGACTTCTTTAAGACAATCAATGGAGTCGTTAAGGCTAAGATGGATAAGGCATTAGACAGGAATATGAAGCGTTATGTTAGATAGCTATAGACCCCCATGCATAGGTTCTTTTAGCGTACCTCATATGGGTTATTCGCGAGA